GAAGTGGCAGCGCGACTACTGGAAGAAGCAGCCGCTCGCCACCTACGGCCACTACGTCGTGCTGGTCTGGGAGAACGGCGGCTGGGTCTATGCTTGTCCGACGATGCAGGAAGGGAAGCCTGGAAGGGCAGCCACTCCCGCTGAGGTCAAGACCCTCCGAGACTCGAAGGGCGAGGCTGGGTTCCCAACCCCGCCTGCAATGATTCTGATTCACAGAAAGTAGGAGAACGATGGACCCACTCGTGAACGACCTCTTGAACGCACTCATCGTGGCACTTGTGCCGGTCGCCATCGGCGGCATCGGATACCTCGCCAAGCAGGTCGTCTCGCTCATCAAGGCGAACGTCAGCCGCGAGCAGTACGCGATGCTGGAGAAGATTGCCTCGGCGACCGTCGCAAGCATCAACCAGACGCTGAGCAGCAAGGCTGGCGAAGAGAAGAAACTGGCTGCACTGGCGCTTGTCCGAAGCGAGTGCGCCAAGCGTGGTATCAAGTTGGACGAAGAGGCCATCGGCAACGCCGTTGAAGCTGCGGTGTACCGCGCCAAGTTGGGGGCTTGACAAAAGACTGAGGCAACTTCACTCTGGCTGCGTGGCGTGTAGCTGCGCCACTGAAGGGGAGGAACATGGCAAAAGTCAGAAGGGGTCCGCGCTGCGCGATGTTCGCGCCTCCGCTACCTGCGGAGGACCTTGAGCAGCTTCGGGCTGCTCTGAAGGCGCCTGAGGTCGCAACCTCGTCAATCTGGCGATGGCTCGACAAGAAGCAGGTTGATGTAGGCATTGAGACCGTGAAGCGGCACCGCAGGGGCGAGTGCTATTGCAGGAGGGAATCATGAGCGACTTCAAGGAGTTCAACGAGCAGGACGAACTGACCGAACTCAAGGCAGCGCACAATCGCGCGCTGCGAACACTCGCCAAGAAGGACCGACAGACGCAGGAACTGGTTGAGGCGGTCTATCGGGCGGCGAAGGATGCGGCGGTCGGGATGAAGATTCCAGCCGTCCCAGCGCCTAAGCCGGACAAGCGCAAGGGGAAGCGCGAGGTGGCAGTCGTGCAGTTGAGCGACTGGCAACTCGGGAAGAAGAGCGCCGACTACGACATTGACGTGGCGCAGAAGCGCATCGAGCTGCTGGCTCAGAAGGTCAAGCGGGTCGTGGAGATTCAGCGGTTGGACCACCCTGTGGACACCGTGAAGATTCTGCTCACTGGCGACCTCGTGGAGTCAGACGGCAACATCTTCCCAGGACAAGCCTACGAGGTTGAGGCTGGCGGTCTGTACGTTCAAATCTTCAAGGGAGCGGAGATGCTCGCGCAGTTCGTGCGAGCGATGGCCGCGCTCTTCCCAGAGGTGGAGGTCTACGGCGCCATCGGCAACCACGGCAGACTGGGGCGCTACTCGGACCACTCGCCAGAGAGCAACAGTGACGCGATTCTCTACAACATCGCGCGGCAGCTCGTGGCGAGCGAGAAGCGCGTGCAGTGGAAGGAGAGCATGACCCTCGGCGGTCGGCACTGGTACGACACGCTGGAACTGCCAGGCGGCAAAGTCGGCATGATTGTCCACGGCGACCAGTTCCGAGGCGGGCTTGGCATGCCGTGGTACGGCGTCGCAAAGAAGGCGAGCGGCTGGCGCTTGAGCGTCGCGCCGTTCGACTATCTCTGGTTTGGACACTGGCACCAGCCAGCGCGCCTCGTTCTTGCTGACGGCAAAATCACGACGTGGTGCAGCCCGAGCCTTGAGAGCAGCAACCGCTTCGCTCAGGAGGTCGTCGGCGCGTCCGGCGAGCCAGGGCAGTGGCTCCAGTTCTTTGATGCTGAAGGCGAAGTCTCAGCGGAGTACCTCGTCAGGCTCCGCTAGTGCCATTCCTGTCGGGGCCTCCTGCTCCAACGCCAGACAAGTTCGGCACATGCACCCCTTGCGGGGAGCGACGTCGGGTCTGGAAGTTTGCCGAGCAGGAGGTGTCCCTGACGCCCGATTATTCGGCGGTCCTGTCCTATGCTATCTGCGGCTACTGCATCGAGGTGGTGCTGGAGCTGGTTGAGGACGAGGACGATGACTACGGCGACCCTCGGGACGCCGACCCCCCTGGCTGACCTCCTCCAGCCAGGGGGACTACCCTCCCAAACTAGGGGCTTGACAAGCCGTGACGTCACGCTCTACCATCGTGACATCGGGAGGAACCCAGCCAGACGGCAGGGCCGATAAGTAGGAGGAAACGATGGCAGTAGCAACGAAGTTCCAGGTGGCTTACAGCGACGAGAGCTACAGCACGCGAGTGCTTTGCGAGGACTGCCTCAAGGAGGCGGTCTACTCGACATACCTGACCGAGACGCCAAGCGTTGCGTCTCCAGTCACTCTCACCGAGTTGAAGGCGATGCCATTCCCATCATGCGACGTGTGTGATGCATCATTCGCCGGCGCACTTCAGGCGGTGCGCTGATGAGCCAGACACACGGCTGGGTCAATCGCAGCGAGCGCAAGGGTCACGCCACCTTCGTGGTCGGCGACCCGAACTCGACCGAACTCCCATCGCTCATCTTTGAGTTGGGCGTGCGACCGAAGCGCAACGAGAAGCCAGTTGCAGAACACGCGCCAATCGCGTGGAGCGAGATTGCTCGCATCGCAACCGGCGAGACAACCCTTGAGCAGTTGAAGGAGGAAGCAAAGTGAAGGCACTCATCTTGGACTCACTCGCAGTCGTATCGTTCATCGCAGCAATGGTGATGCTCTTGGCACTGGGGAGCATGTCATGAAGTTGGACTACAGCAACTCACCCAAGACCTACACGCGCATCGCAATCAAGGCTGACAAGGTTGCAGCTGAGAGCAAGCGCGCGCATGCGCTGATGGACATTGCACTCGGACTCTGGGGCTTCGCGTTCCTAGTGTTCCTGCTGGCGTGGCTCGGCTGATGCCAGTCTACGAGTACCGCTGCGGCGACTGCGGACACCGAGAGGAACACACGCACTCGATTCAGAACGTCTACAACCCGCGCTGTGAGAAGTGCGGCCGCTGGATGCGGATGGTCTACTCGCCGGCGGCGGTGGTCTACAAGGGCGAGGGCTTCGCCAAGAAGGACAGAGCAAAGAAGGAGGGCAAGTGATGGTCAAGTGGAGATGCCTCATGTGCGACTCAAAGCAGCAGAGCGAGGTCAAGCCACAACTCGGTCAGCGACTCTGCAAGGAGTGCATGGTCGGTCACTACGAGCGGCTGGTCGCAATCTACAAGCCAGGAGGCGGGTTCAGATTCGAGGAGGCGAAGCTGCATCTCAAAGCAGCGAAGGCTGAACTCAAGGCAGCAAAGAAGGAGGTCAAGGCATGAGCAAGCAGTACGAGTTCGTCAAGGCAGAGCAGCGAAGTCCTGAGTGGTTCGCACTTCGGGCTGACGGCATCACGGCGACCGACGTGTCGGTTATCGCGGGGCTGAATCCCTACAAAACGCCCTATCAACTCTGGGCTGAGAAGTTGGGCAAATACACGCCAGAGCCAGTCGGACCTGCCGCCGTTCGCGGCATCCTGCTGGAGAACGCAGTGGCTGAGTTCTATGAGATGGAGACTGGCCGCGAGCTGCGCCGCAGCAACGGCATCGTCCGGCTCAAGGAACTTCCCTGGGTGATGGCGTCGCTAGACCGCACCATCGTCGGCGAGGAGGGCTTGGTGGAAATCAAGACCAGCACTTCGCCACGCTGGAGTCTGCACCCAGTCCCGCCCGAGGTGGTGGCGCAGGTGCAGTGGCAAATGTTCGTGACTGGCGCACCGTGGTGCGACATCGCGGTCCTGCTCGGCGGTCTGGTCTTCCGCATCGAGCGGGTTGAGGCTGACCTGAACTATCAGACGCAGCTCTACGCGAAGGCAGTGGAGTTCCGCAACGCACTTGCAACCCAGACGCCGCCAACCTTGCAGGGCGAGGACAGCGACGCGCTGGCGCAGGTCGTGCCGCAGACCAGCGAGGAGTACGCGCAGGCTGACGTCTCGCTGGACCGGCTCGCGGCCCTCTACGCTGAGAAGCAGTACGAGTCGCGGCTGCTGGACCAAGAACTTCAGAACCTCGCCATCGGACTCAAGGAGTCAATCGGCGAGAAGGTCGGCATCGTCGGTCAAGGGTGGTCAGCCACCTGGAAGCAGAACAAGGCAACGGTCAAGACGGACTGGGAGAAAGTTGCAGAGACTCTGCAAGCAGTCGCGCCAGAGACCTACGCTGAAGCGGTCAAGCGCCTAACCCAAGAGAAAGCAGGCGCACGAGTGTTTAGGTTTAGAACAGAGGAGGGACTATGAGCAAGGACATCGCAGCAGCACTATTGGCTCCGTTCGAGGAGAAGGACTTGAAGCATCGCCCAGGGCGTGCCGGCATGACGTTCACCTACGCAGATGCGCGAGCAGTCGCGCAGCGGCTGGATGACGTCCTCGGCATTGAGTGCTGGCAGTTCGAGGTGAAGGTCGCGGACGGCGCACGCAACGTCGTGCATGGTTCGCTGGCAGTGGTCATCGGCGGGAAGACAACCATCCGACAGGACTTCGGCTACCCAAACTCGGCACAGGATGACGAGCCGCTGAAGTCAGCGGCCAGTGATGCGCTCCGCAGGTGCGCCGCGCAGCTAGGAGTGGGCAGGAGCCTCTATTCGCCAGACAAGGGTGTCCAAGTACCACTTGGGAGGGTTCCGCGCCTCTCCGTGGCTCCTACACCCCTCTCCGTTGATTCTACGGAGGGGTCTGGCACAGCCTCGGACGATGCCATCCTCGCAGCGAAGGCTGCAATGCTCTTTGCCGAGAACATCGGCGGGGAGACGTGCAGCCACGGCGAACTATGGACGCTCAAGCCAGGTGGCGTGAGCAAGGCGACCGGCAAGCCGTACAACCCATTCTGGGCTGCGTCTCACAAGACGCCAGACGGCGGCTGGTGCAAGGACAAGCCGAGCCGCGAGTTCGTCGCAAAGCAGAGTGGCGAGCCACCGAAGCCAAAGATGGTTCCTGAAGACACGCAGAACCTAGAAGACCTGCCGTTCTAACGGCTGAGAGGAGGACGAAATGAAGTCAAAGCGAAGTTGGATTGCAATGGACGTGATGGTGTTCGACCATCCAGTCATCCAGAGCCTGAGCGACACGCAGAAGGTGGCGTTCTTCATGACCATCTGCAAGGCAAAGTTGCTGCGCAATGGAGGCGAGTTTAGGGACCGGCGACACCTTGCAGGGATTCTTGGCGTGAGCTACGCCAGGGCCATCCCGAGACTGATTGCCGAAGGCTTGCTGAGCGAGTCTCAGTCAGGGTTCGTCACCATCTCAAACTACTCTCACTGGCAAGTCGATGCGACTTCGGCTGAGCGTCAGCGTCGTCATCGTGCGCAGAAGTTGTCTGAGTCACGGTTTAGTCACGCAGATACAAGACAGTACAAAGACAATACAAGACAAGACACTCTTACTAAGCGCAGCGGAGTGTTGTCAGTTGGTGAGATTATTGCGAGAGGAGCCAAAGCATGATGAGGAACGGAGAGGCAAAGCACATTGACTTTGCTGACCTTGAGGGAGTTATCCCAACGAATCCGAAACTGATGCCGAGCAACGTGGACTTCATCCTTGAGAGGCGAGGTCAGTTTCTCTTTGGCGAGTTCAAGCGACCGGAGGAGCAAATCTCTGGAGGGCAGAGGATTCTCTTGGAGGCATTGAGCAAGAAGTCAGGCTTCAAGGTGTTCGTTGCCACAGGGTGGAACGAAGGCACGCGCCTGGTCATCGAGCAGCTGACGACGATTCGCAACGGCACATGGATGACTGAGCCGTGCGACCTTGAGGGATTCAAGCAACGAATCCGAGACTGGTATGCAGCAGTGGAGGCAGCATGAGGAGCATCGCGCTACTAGGGCCGCAGGGAAGCGGCAAATCAACCATCGCCTCGCTCTTTGAGGAGCATCGTGGCTACCAGCGGCATGGCATTGCCGACGCCATCAAGCATGTTGCGAACCTTGCCTACCCAAGCCTGAGCAAAGAGGAGCGGTTCCCAGTGAGCCGCATTGGTGGTGAGGAGATGGTCACCGGCAGGGAGTTGCTCCAAGAGATTGGCGCGGCACTCCGCAAGGTGGACAAGAAGTTCTGGCTGCGAGTCTGGAGGCAGGACTTCTTTGAGATTGAGCGCATGGGCTACGGCGTGGTGGTCGAGGACGTGCGTCTAGACGCTGAGGTGGCGTATCTGAAGCTCGTAGAGCCAAGCATCTTCGTGGTGCGGCTGACCGCCTCGGCAGAGGTCAGGGCGGCGCGTCGCGGCGGCGAACTGGTCGGCGCTGACGACATCACCGAGCGGGGCTGGACAGATGCCTACGCAGACCTCACACTGGACACCAGCAACCTGTCGCCTGAGGACGCCTACCGCGTCATCACCGACGCAATGCAGGAGGGCTAATGTTCAAGGAGTTGGAGATTCTTGCAGCACAGGCTGGATACCGATTCGCCGAGGCCGTCAAGGTGGGCGAAGAGTGGCACGTCATCCTTGACGACGAGGACGGCGAAGTCTCGTATGCCGGCGCAACCTGCCAGGAGGCAGTGGAGAAGGCAGTCGAGTGCCTCGTCCGAATCCTGAACAGGCACGAGCGATGAGCGCGTGGGACTCCATCGGCGTCCTGATTGGCGCGCTCAATCTGATGCTCGCCTTCCTCATCGCGGCTAGTCTGCCAAAGGTGAGCAAGGCAGGAGGCGCCGCAGCCGCTACCATCTACCTCGTGGTGGCACTTGCCACCGTGGTCTGGATTGCAAGGAGCGCAATGTGGCAGCAGTAAAAACGCAGCGAGGCGGACCGAGCAAGGCGCCTGTCTTCGCCGCGACGACGTGCGACGCGTGCAACGGCGCGCTCAACACGCTGAAGGAAGCGTGGCGAGTCAAGAGCATCTTCTGGGTTGGCGAGAAGCGCCGGTCAAAGTTCTCGTGGTTCCATCGGAGCTGCGTCAAGTGACCCGCATCGAGCGAGCCGCGCCGTTCCTTGATGACCGCGTGATTGCGGTTCAGGAAGGTGCTGACGCGTGGTGCGAGGAGCCAGGCGTCTCTGGCCGCGTCTGGTGCAACCTCTCCATCCGTTACGCCGACGCCATCGCGCCAGAGGGATGGTTCTTCCTGTACGAAGGCATCGGCAACCGCAAGACCAACCTTGACCTCCTGAAGCATGGGCTGATGGAAGTCCAGCAAAGCCGCTTCACCCTAAGCGACGGCGGCTCCGCAACACTGGCGAGACTCGTCTGATGGGACACTTCAAGGACGAAGCCATCAAGAAGATGATTGACCCCGCCAAGAGCCGACGCGGGAAGAACGCGCGCAACCGAGGCAACGCCTTCGAGCGCGAGGTTGCTGACCGACTCAATGGGAAGCGCATCGGCTGGGCTGGTGGTCCGACTGACGTAGCGACTGGCGTGTACGACATCCAGTGCAAGGTCGGTGGCTCTTACCCTGAGCGCATTGACGGCTGGCTCCGCAAGGTTCCCTTCCGCTACGAGAAGCTGCGAGCCGTTGTGCTTGGCGATTCGCCAGGCGCAGGGACGAAGCGCCGTGCGCTCATTGTCTTTGACCTTGAAGAGTTCGTGGACTTCTTTGGCACCACTGAGACTGAGGAGGCTCTGTGATTGCCGGACTGATTGCGATGGCGGTCATCATCGCGGTGGTCTGGTATCTCGCGGAGACGGCTGAATAGTCGCGCTACTTCTGGCGGTCATGCTGGCCGTCCACCCAAGCGTTGGCGTGAGGACTGAGCATGGAATCCCGCAGCGCGGCATCGCCTCTTGGTACAACGCGACCTACCACCCGAAGGGCGTGCAGTCCACCTTCTACACCCGCGCAGGCGTCAAGTTCTACGCCGCTGTCGGAACCTTCAAGTGGGGCGACGACCCATACGCCATCAAGGTCTGCCGCGCTGACGACCGCAGCCGCTGCGCTATCGTGCTGGTCGTGGACCACTGCGCGCGCTGCAAGGCTGACCTGAAGAAGCCGTGGACGGCACGGAGTCGCAGCATTGACCTGTCGCCGCATGCGTTCTCTTCGCTTCGCGGCTTGCATGTTGGCGTCACTGAGGTCATAATCGAGGAACTAACAGCAGGCAGATAGCAGGAGGACGCATGACCACAGTTCGCTCCATCACCGGCGCATGGCTTCGCACGGTCGCCAAGAACGCCTTCCCGACCAAGACACCGCGAGGCCGCGTTGAGGCACTCGCTGATGCGCTAGAGATTAGTCGCCGCAGCTGCTACGCCTACGTCGCCGAGGAACGCCGCGTGCCTGAGGAAGTGGAGCAGCGATTCATCGCGCTCTTTGGTCCAGTCGCTGACGATGGCTGGAGGCTGATTGAGATGCAGCGACCGCACCGCAAGAAGGAACACAAGAAACTGACACAGCGCGCCATGCGTCGCCTCGGCGGTCAGACCAAAGAGCATGTGGAGTTCAACCGCTCAACGTGGCGTGGCTCAGCCATGCACAACGCGTCGGTGTTGTCGCAAGAGACACTCGGACATGCGTTGCGCTGGGAACAAAACACCATCACCATCGGGCAGTGCGTCATGGTCGAGGAGAATCTTGACGAGGAGGAGGCACGCAAGAAGCACCCGCACAACTTTGACTCGCTCGCCGTAGACCAAGACTGGCTCGCCATCTGCCAACTTTGCGGACTGGTCGGCGGCGTGGATGACCGCGTGAAGGAAGTGAACGGCATGGTCTTCCGCGTCTCGTGCGGCACCTACACCTACAAGGTCTCATGATTCGCCTCGCAGACTTTGACGCGCAGTTCGCCAAGCACCTTGAGAACACGCGCCGCTGGCATGCCTTCCGC